AGTAACAAGAACAGATGCAATAGCAATTGGCACACTAGCAGATGCACAAACAACAAGGTCAATTGCTATTGGTTATGATAGCCTTGGGTTTTCTTTTGACAGTTTAGCTATCGGGCGGTCTGCGGAGGCCAGAGGTAGTAATAGTACATCTGTAGGACGTAACAGTTTTAGTTATAGCGGAAGCTATGCAACAGCTCTTACAAACTCCTACGCCTCTGGCGCAGACAGCTTCGCAGCAGCCATCGCCAACAATACCTCTAACTATGGCGCTGCTGGTGCTAACTCGGTATCTATTGGGCAAAACGCATACGCTGGAGGTAGTGGGGCGGTATCCTTGGGTACGAGTTCTTTGGCTAACGGCATTCAATCACACGCTTTTGGCGGTACATCTTCAGGAGCTTATTCTGTTGCCCTTGGCGGTACGGCATCAGGAAGCGTGGCTGTAAGTTTAAAAGGAGCGACGGCTTCTGGAGATCGTTCTCTTGCAGTAGGCTTTAGAGCAGTCGCAAGCAAATATGGTCAAAAGGCTTTTGCAAGTGGTCGCTTTGCTGCTGATGGAGATGCTCAGGGTAGTATGTTTATTCTTCGTGCGGCTACTACAGACGCAACCGCAACTATACCTACGGCTGATGGTGGGTCCGCAGGAACCACAAACCAAATCATTCTGCCCAACAACTCTGCCTTTGCCTTCCACGGCACTATCGTAGCCCGTCAGCAAGCCTCGGCAGGCACAGCAAGTGCAGCATGGAAGATCGAGGGATTGATCCGCAGGGAAGGCAGTGCTGGGACGACAGTGCTAGTCAACAGCGCAACAACTGTCCTAGACAACACACCGTCTTGGGGCTTGGCACTATCCGCCGACACAACAAACGGTGGTCTTAAAGTAGAGGCCACAGGAGCAGCATCAACTAACATTAGATGGGTGGCTACTATACACACATCTGAAGTAACTTACGCCTAAAGGAGAAACTCAATGGCTATTCAAAACAACATCGCAGAAGGCAACAGCCAGTACGGCATTGCATTTAACAACGCTTACTACCGCATCGTGACAGCGGCAATCAGCCGTCAACGTGGAACTGATCCAAAGTTCAGCGTGATGATTGACCTGTCAGCATATGCGACAGCAACTCCCGGTGACGACACTCGTGAGGTGGACTTTAAGCGTTACAACGCAAACCTAACTGACGTTCAGGCTGCATCGGGTGACGCATTCATGGACAAGTGCTATTCTTGGGTAATGGCTCAGGACGACATGACGGGATCGACTGCCGTTTAAGGAGTAACACATGCTTGGCTTTAGTCCTCTAGCTTCTGCCCCCTTAGCGGATACCGGGGCTGCTTCCGAGCAGGTTATATCTACTGTGGACATTGTTGCAGGCGCACCCACGGTTGCTGCCTCAACAATCTCTCAGGGGCATGTCCTTACGTCTGATGATATTGCGGCAGGTGTGCCAACCGTAGGCACACCAGACGCAGACGCAAACCAAGCGTTAATCGGCGTTGACATTGTGGCCGGGACGCCCATCGTTGCGACTTCAGACATAGACGTAAATTACGCATTAATCAGCGTTGATGTTGTAACTGGCACTCCTACGGTTGCAGCGTCAGCAATGTCTCAAGAACACACGCTGGCGGCAATAGGCATCACGTCTGGAACCCCAACCGTTGCTGACGTTACAACAACAAACGACCAAAATCTAACAGCAACTGACATTGTTTCAGGTGCGCCGACTGTTGGGTCGCCTAACCTAGACCAGAATTACATTCTTACTGGAGCTGGCATTGCAACGGGCGTGCCGACTGTCGATGCTTCCACTATTACCCAAGTCAACGGGCTGGCATTATTGGGCATCACGTCCGGCGTGCCTACTGTCGGCACCCCCACGGCAGCGGTACAAAGTGTTCTAACGTCAACCGACATCGTGTCTGGCTCACCAACCGTTGGTGATGTTACAATTAGCCAAGTTCACAATGCAGCTGCGCTGGATATTAACGCTGGCGCACCTGTTGTTAGTACATCCGTTATAACTGGCGCTCAAAGCCTAACGTCAGCTGACATTACCACCGGCGTCCCAACAGTTGCTAATTCAACGCTGGTTGAAAATGTTGCGCTAACTTCTACTGACATTACGAGCGGCGTTCCGACAGTTGCGACTGTCTCGATTAGCCAAGTCAGCAACTTAATCCCGCTAAGTGTTGTAGCTGGTGTGCCAACTGTCGGCGACTCAAGCATCACACAAGCCCACAGCATCACGCTGGACAATGTCGTTGCTGGATCTCCAACCGTTGGCCCATCGCGCTTTAAGTGGCAGGTCGAACCTGTCGGGCCTGAAACTTGGACAGAACAAGCTGTTAACGCGGAAACGTGGACAGAACAATCAATTTCTGCTACGACTTGGACAGAACAGCAGGCGGCGTAGCCATTGCTGGGAAAATAAGGTATAGTGCAAAAAAAGCGCGAGGCTATTAAATGACTATCAGCATAACTAAGCCCACCGTTGGCGGCTCAGAGAACACATGGGGGACAACGGTCAACACGGCGTTGGATACGATTGTTGACGGCATAAACGGCACGTCCGGCACAATCGCGCCTGATCTAAGCACACTGACCATCAACGGCACAGATGTAACGGCGACAGCGGCAGAATTGAACTACATAGAAGGGGCTACTTCTAATGTTCAGACGCAGCTAGATAATCGAGTAACATCTAATGCGGATGACGCGCTAACAGGTGGGTACACTGCTACAGCGGATGATGACGGAACAAAGTCGACTGGCACTTACACTCCTAATCCTGCTGGTGGTAACTTAAAGCGCATTGTGAATGGTGGAGCGTTCACTTTAGCAGCTCCCACGGCTTCTGGAGACTATACTCTTATTATCCAGATGACAAACAACGCCTCTGCTGGTGCCGTAACCTTGAGCGGTTTTAATAAAGAAGTAGGCGACCCTATACTAACAACAGATGGAAATGACTATTTTTTGTTTATTACAAAGATAAATGGTTTTAGCTCTATAACGGTACAGGAACTACAATAATGTTCCCTTTTCCAGCATATAGCCCTGACACTTTTGTTCCTGATCCAAATTGGAATACACCCGCTCGGACTGGTGATGTAATTTCTGGTGTTGGTATAAGTTTATCAGACATCAATCATGGTTCAACAAGTCCTCCTAATGGTATAACATATCTTAGGTTTAATGACGATGGAACAAGGCTCTTTGTAGCTTCTGGCGACCTGTACGGCTATGTGTACTCTTTAAATTATGCTCCATATGATCTTGCTGAAACTATCGGTAGGTCTTTTACCACACGCAGAACATTATCAAGTATCAATGGCCTTACTATATCAAAAGACGGATTAAACTTTTATTTTACAAGTTCAACTACCGCTCAAGTGGTTAGGTACACTACTACAACAGCTTATGATCTAGCTAACGCTTCTTTTTCAGAGTCATTAGACACAAGTTCACAAATGTCTTCATCATATGGCATAGACATTAGTCCAGATGGTAAATATTTGTATGTTTCAGAAGACAGTAATACAGATGCGATTATATACTTATATTATATGGAAACTCCGCATGATTTAAGTACCGCTGTTTATTTAGAAAGTTATGATGCAGGTGCATCTGACAGTAGCATACACAATTTAAAATCCCTTAAAATATCTCCTAATGGAGATTACTTGTGGTACTCATACTATTATTTTGATGTTGATATTTTTGATTCCGTAAAGCAACTTAATAGATTGGCTCTGCCTAATAGGTTCAGGTTAAATAGTGTTGTCGACCAAGGAGGAGTAGATAATAACACATTTGCGGGCAGCGCAGAGGTATTTGGTTTTGAGTATCCGCCTGCCGGAAATGTCCTTTATTATGCGGGGCCTGGCGATACCGTTTATAAAATTACATATACGGACATATAATAATCCCGCAGCTTATGGAATAGGTACAACATAATGCCCCTTCAGAAACTACAGTTTAAGCCCGGAATTAACAAATGGCATTAGTTCCCCTTGATATACCCGCAGGTTTTTACCGCAACGGCACCGACTTAGAGCAAGCGGGTCGCTGGCGTGACGGAAGTTTGGTCAGGTGGCGAGATAATAGCTTGCGCCCCATTGGAGGCTGGCAGGAACGAAAAGCGTCGTTCAGCACAAATCCCGTGCGAGGTATGCACAGTTGGGAGACAAATTCCGGTGATGCCTATCTTGCTGGCGGCTCCTACAACGAATTAAAGGCAATGGTCGGCGGCGGAACCATTTATGATATTACGCCCACCGACTTAACTGCTGGTCGTGAAAATGCAGAGGTTGGCACAGGGTATGGGAATGGATTTTATGGAATCGGCTATTACGGTCAGCCAATCCAGCAGAGTACGAATGCTATACCACTAGAGGCGACGACGTGGAGTTTAGACAACTTTGGCGAATATCTTGTAGCCTGCTCAAAAGATGATAAGCGTTTGTTGGAATGGCAGCTTGGGTCTGGAACTAAAGCCGCGCCCATTGCAAATGCTCCAATAAATAATCTTGGCTTAGTTGTAACAGAAGAGCGTTTTATCTTTGCCCTTGGTAGCGGAGGTAATCCTCGTAAGATTTCATGGTGTGACCGAGAAAACAACACGCTATGGACGCCAGCGGCTACAAACGAGGCTGGCGACATTGAGCTTTCTGACAGCGGGCAAATTATGCAGGGCATTAGAACGCGAGGCCAGACGCTTATTCTGACTGATACGTCAGCGCATACCGCGCGTTATACTGGCCCGCCCTATGTTTACGGCTTTGAGCGTGTTGGAACCTCTTGCGGGGCCATATCTCGAAAGGCTGCGGCCGACGTTGACATGGGCGTGTTCTGGATGGGGCAGCGCGGTTTCTTTAGATTTGACGGTAACAGCGTTCAGGAAATACCGTGCGACGTTTTTGACTATGTGTTTAGCGACTTTAACACGGCGCAGCAGTCAAAGGTTTGGTCGTTTGCCAATGGCCAATACGGCGAAGTTTGGTGGTTTTATTGCTCAGAAGACTCAACAGAAATAGACCGATATGTCGCTTATGATTACAAAGAGGGTCACTGGTTGATCGGCAACTTATCACGCACCAGCGGCGTACAGCGCGGTGTTTTCTTGTATCCTCTTATGGCTGGCCACAATGCAGATAGCGATATATATGACCATGAGGTTGGATTAAATGTTGATAGCTCATCAATCTTTGCCGAAACCGGGCCTATATCTATAGGCTCAGGGGATCAAGTGGCGCGGATCACCAGCCTTATTCCAGATGAAAAGGCTCAGGGCGAAGTAAATTTAACATTCAAAACAAGGTTCTACCCCAACGGCACTGAAACAAGCCACGGGCCGTTCGCAACGTCCAACCCTACGTCAGTTAGGTTTACTGGCCGTCAGATTAGAATGCGCGTCGAAGGCGCAGCCTTGTCAGATTTTAGGGTTGGCAATATGCGGGTTGATATTCAGGCTGGAGGGCGTAGATAATGCCAGCCCCAATATTGCCCCCTATTGGCCCAGATTTGCGCCAGTGGGGGCGTCAACTTTCGTTATACTTGCAGCAAAACTTAGCAAAGCTAGGATTTAAAACAGCAACGGACAACCCTTCTGAAAATGGGGTAATATTATGGGATGAAGTAAACGGCTACCCTGTCGTTTCTAAGAACGGTGAGTTTCGTCAAATCGTGCTGGAGGATGGCCATTATACTGGCGGCATTACAACGGATCAGACTGCGGCATCTACAGACACCGCCTACGCTTTGACGTACACATCAAGCTCTGCCGAGGGTATCACAAACGGCACACCAGCCTCTCGAATAGTATTCGAAGAGGCTGGCGAGTACATGATTAGCTTTTCGGCGCAAATTGCGTCCACGTCCAGCTCAACTGTAAACTTCTGGTTCTGGCCACGCGTCAACGGCGTTGACGTTGCTGGGTCAACAATGAAGAACGCACTGCACCAAAACGGAGCAACGCTTGTCGTGTCTCGGTCTGTTATCTTTAACTTTGCCGCCGGAGATTACTTGGAGGCGATGTGGGCTGTTGACAGCACCAGCGGGTTTCTTGATGCAACTGCGGCAACGGCGTTTGCGCCCGCAGCACCAGCTTCCACAATTGCGATAACGAGGCTGCATGGATAACGAGATTAACAGATGTCGAAAGTGGATTGAGGCGGCGTTGGAGTATTCTGGCGGCACGCACGACTTTGAAGATATTGTCGCTGGGTTGCATCGCGGCGTGTTGCAGTTGTGGCCAACGCCAAAGGGGTGCATAGTAACTGAAATTGTGGTATATCCCAAAAAGAAAGTTTTGAATGTCTTTCTCGGCGGCGGTGAATTGGAGCAGATTTTGGATATGCACAGCGATGTGATAGCATGGGCTAAGGCGCAAGGCTGCTCCGCCCTAACAATGTCTGGCCGCACTGGCTGGAAGAAACCATTAAAGGCGCATGGCTGGAAAGCTCAACACGCCTCATACGTCAAGGAGTTCGCATAATGTCTGGCGGAAAAGGTGGATCAACAACCTC